CTTTGTGCCGAAAGAAGGTGACCCACTGGGCGGGGGAGTCTATTCCTGTTATTGCCCACACCCTTTGGGCGGAGGAAGTTTATACTTTTTTGTGGTGGATTTGTTCAATAATATTACACACGCTTAGGCGATGTAGTATAATGATAGTGCGACAAAAAACAACAATTAAGTTACGAAACAGGCTGCCGTCTTTTGTCGCAAAAAAACTTAATTGGGGACGGCGGTCTATTTCGTAGAATAGGGGAATTATGAAAGCAGTGGAGATACTAAGTGCTGGTGTAAGTGCAGCATACAACGTTGATATTGCCAAAAGATATGGAATAAACGAAGCTATCGTTCTCAATAAGCTTGTTTTTCTGCATCAATTCAACAAGCGAGCCGACGGCTTTACTTGGTACACAACCAAAGACTGGGAAGAGCACACAGCCCTGAGCTATTATCAAGTGCGTAAAGCATTAGGGCATCTTGCAGACGAAGGTATTATCGAGATAAAGAACACTTATATTCAGGGCACAACAACCAAGGCTAAGCACCACAGATTTATACTAGAAACTTCACAATCAGGAACTGAAGTTTCTTCACTTCCTATAGGTTCTTTAGAAACTTCACAATCAGGAACTGAAGTTTCTTCACTTCCTATATATAATAACGCTAATAGTATAGAACATAGTAGCAAAGTAAAGTCTAATTCAGCTGAATTAGACCGCTTCCACGATTTTGTTTGTAATTTATTTGAAAAAGATAAGAATCGCTTTAAGCTCACACCGATGCGCAAACAGAAACTCAAACTTCGACTAAAGGAACTTGGAGAAGATCGTCTCAAGAAAGCCTTCAGTAACATTGCCGGCTCTCCATTTCACCGAGGAGACAACGACAGGGGGTGGAAGGTTGACGATGATCCGTATTGGGTAACATCAAGTGCCGAAAAAGCAGAAAAGTGGGCGAATATGACAACTACTCAGAAAGATTTTGGGGATAGACAAGTGAGTATCGCTGAGCTTCGTGAGAGGGGACTGATATGAGCGCAGGACAATACGTAAAATGGCAATGGGCTATCAGAACCCTAAACCCAAAGCTTGCCGCCGATAAAAGAGCAATTGAGCACATGGGTGCCGGCATTGGCTGCTACTTCCTTGATGAAATAAAAGTTGCTGACTCTAGACCACTACTACTGGTAGGATATAAGCACTTCGCTGGGCCATTATCAATGGGGTCAGAGTGGGCGCAATCACACCATATCGCCAAGTTAGATAAGCTTGATCAAATACGATATCCAAAAAATACTTGACACCCGCTAAAGCATCTGCTATACTGGAAGTATCATCAAATTAAATGAAAGGATAGAGATGAGTATAGGAATTACAATAATAACCCTGTGGGCACTCGGCTATATAGTAGGCTCGGTATTTGAGAAACACCATGAGCGATAACGAACTTGACTATGAGCTAACAAAAATCAAACAGAGCAGTCCAGAAATCACCAAAGAATCTGGGAAAAGCAACAAAACAAAAAAGAATAAAAACAACTTACCGAAAGGAAACAAAGACATGAAAAAACTTAACTGGAAAAATATTTGGGAAACTCTAAAGACCATCACTATTGTAACTTTAGTCGCTGGTGTTATCGGATTCGGATTAGGTGTCAAACACCAAGAATCCAAGAATGACCAGCTAAACAATAAGGTTATCCAGCAGTTGCACCAGTTAAAATCAGAAAAGTAGCGAAACTGCAGCCGTCGCTACAGATAAAACCAAAGGCTGCACCAATAGTCGAAGTCTCACCAGCGCCCAAGCAACAACCTGTTGTAAATACAGTACAAGCTACTCCTAGCGCTGGTGGCTGCGAAAGATTTCGACCATTGATTGCACGATACAACTGGGACGCTCGAGTGATGCTAGCAATCATGAAGGCAGAAAGCAACTGTGACCCAAACGTGACAGGAGATAAATCGCTAGCATTTCAGAGCAATGGTCGAACATACGGCTACTCAGTATCATTGCTACAGGTACGTATCCTGCCAGGACGAGAACATTGCGATAGCCACGATCCAGCCACAAATATCGCCTGCGCTTACCAGATATGGAAAAATCAAAGCTATGGGGCGTGGTCGGTGTATAGAAACGGTAAATATGCTAAATTTTTATGAAAGGAGAAACATGAGCGAAAATAGCATAGATGTAGAAGACGGTGTACGGCACTGTTGTGAACTATTGAGCAGCCTATGCGAATATAGCGATGATGTTATATTGCAAGCACTAGAACATACAGCAGAAAAAACAGACGTCAATATAGCAATTATCGTATTAGCAGCGCTATCATACAACCATCGCCAACAGGAGGAATACGATGGAGGCTATTGAAAACGTTAATCACTGGTCATACTCATCGGCCAAAAACATCTACCACAGCGGTATCGATTATGCCGTCGGGTTGAAACTTGGCTTGATTGAGAAAACCTACGGCAAGGCTGTAGACATTGGCAAATTAGCACACGCACACCTACTTGGCGGCGAGCAAGAGTTCATAGTCAAGCAATATCCAGACTATCGCACGAAAGAGGCGAGAGAATGGCGCGATGCGCAAACTCTCCCAATCATTGATGAAGCTGAGTTTGAGACGATTTGCACAATCGCCGAACGAATCAAAAGCCACCCGCTGGCAAATCAGCTAGTGCTTGGCGAGAACGCTCACCACGAGGTTGAGCTCAAGGCAAAAATCGACGGTAAAGACTGGGTCGGTCGAGCTGACGTTGTTGGCGTCCAGGGTGACGAGATCAAATATTGCCTTGACGTCAAAACCACCGCACGGTTTGACGATTTCAAGTGGGAAGCACGCCGAATGGATTACGACTTGCAGGCAGCACTTTATTCACTGATCGCTAAATGCGAGAGCAAAGAGTTCTTCTGGGTTGTGGCTGAGACAGTCGCACCATACCGCGTCGGCGTCGCTACAGCATCACCAGAGTTTATCGATAGCGGCTTTGTAAAGCTGGAGCGAATCGTCAACGAAATCAAACGCTTTGATAAACGAGCTGGCAAAACAGATCTAGAAAAGGTCAACTTTAATATAAACGAAACCATGGACGACATCCTCGTCCTTGGAGATTGGAGCTAATAGTGACAAAGACAGCTATTCAAAAAACAAGCAGTGCACCGCTGACATTGCAGCAGTTAGTGAAGTCTGACGCAATCATAAAGTCGGCAGAGCGAACGCTTGGCGATAAAGGCAGGCAATTCCTGACCAGCGTACTAGCGCTGGCGAACAGTAGCCCAACAATCGCTGAATGTGACCCGATGACAACATACAATGCCTGCCTGACAGCAGCGACATTAGACTTACCAGTAAATCAAAACCTGGGCTTTGCCTACATCGTTCCCTATCGAAACAAAGGAAAGATGGAAGCACAGTTCCAGATGGGCTGGCGAGGATTCGTTCAGTTAGCAATGAAGACCGGACAGTTTCAAAGCCTGGGAACGCGAGCGGTTTACAAAAACGAGCTATCTGGTGTAGATAGTTTTACGGGTGAGCCGAAGTTCAATTTTCAGCCAAACAAAGAGGGCAAAGCTATCGGCTATATGGCGTACTTTATTTTGCTGAATGGCTTTCGCAAAGCCGAGTTCATGAGCAACGAGGAAATCGAGGATCACGCTAGAAGGTACTCGAAAAGCTACAAAAGCGGCTATGGAGTTTGGAAAGACAACTTTGACGCGATGGCGAAAAAGACGGTCTTAAAACTACTATTAAGTCGCTACGCACCGCTGAGCATTGAAATGCAAACAGCGATTACCGAGGATCAGAAAGTCGGCGAGGAATACGCCGACAATAAACCAGGGTCGTCACTAGAGGTTGAAGACGCTGAAGTAATTTTGGAGGAAAACAATGGCAACAATCAATAACGTAACGTTAATCGGCCGCGTCGTTCGAGACATTGAAATTAAAACAACGAACAGCGGCAAGTCCGTAGCCTCATTCGCACTAGCGGTTGATGGCTACGGCAAGGATGCCGACGCCAGCTTTATCGATTGCGTTGCTTGGAATAAGGCAGCTGAACTGCTGGCAGAGTACGCACCGAAAGGCAAACAAATTGGCATCACCGGCCGCCTGCAAACACGAATGTGGGAGAGAGATGACATTAAGCGTAAAGCGACTGAAGTTATCATCGATCAGTTCCAGCTTTTGAGCGATGCTAAGGGCGGTAGTAATACCGCACCAGCCACAGAGCGATATGCCGAAGATGATAGTGAAACAAAAACTAGCGCAGTACCGCTTGATAAAAATATCTCACTTGAACCAGTTGACCTAAACGAAATACCATTTTAACGAAAAGAACGGAAACATGGTAGCAACAAGAATCGGTGGGATTAAAACCCGTGATAAAAACCTCGCCAGAAACCCTAATTTTTACCGTGAAATCGGTAAGAAGGGTGAATCAGTACTCGGTAAAAAGGGATTTGCCATAGACCCTGAATTAGCACGCAGAGCTGGCGCAAAGGGTGGCAGTATCAGCAAACGACCGCCGCGTAAAAAGAAGGAATATACTCATGACAAATAAACCTGCCTTGTTGCCAATTCAGCGATCTCACAAAACACTTCGAGAACGCTATGGCGAAGACCACTATAGAAAAATAGCTGCTAAGGGTGGAGCTGCCCCACACAAGCGAAGAGGATTTTCTGATTCAGAAGTGGCAAAAAAAGCAGCAAAAAAAAGGTGGAAGAAATATAGCAAATCTATTGACACCCGCTAAAGCATCTGCTATACTGGAAGTATCATCAAATTAAATGAAAGGATAGAGATGAACACAATAGAAACACAGCTAGACAATCTAACCAATCATGGCATGATTGGTATGATGTATCATCACTGGAATCGTTATAAGTCTATCAACCACATCTGGAAAAATAAAGTATCTTTATGGCAGAAATGGATTAGGCTATAACCATGAAACGCTATAAACTAATTAAAGATTTACCAACATTTAGAGCTGGACAATTGGCTTACGTGTCTAGCCTGGGCAATCTTATGGCTGGTACGCCAGAAAAACCAGAGACTACAGATACTGATTTGGAGTTGATGATGTATCATAGAGCTACTCTTAAGAAATTCCCAGAAATCCTTACAGAATGGTTTGAGGAAATTGAAGAGCAGACAGATAGTATTCATTGGAAGCCTGAGTATAAAGATAAATACTGGTATATACGCGTCGATGGAGGTATTTCTCATACGTGCTGGGCTGACTGGGAGAGCGATATTAGTCAATATGAATTCGGTTCCATCTATCACGCCTATGAAGAGGCCAGGAAGGCTAGAGACCGTAAACTAGCCGAAGTCAGACTACGCCGAACATCAACCTTTAAGCCAGACTTTGAGAGTGGAAACGGCGGGTGGATTATAGGGTACGACTATTATTCTAGAGAGTTTACTTATACTGATATC